CTAGTAACCACAGCCCTTGGTGCGGCCCTTAACGCTCTTACCCCTAAGCCTTCCTTCTCAGGTACTAACAGGGGCTATCAGGTAACTCAGAATGGCTCTGCACTAGATCATCAGGTTATCTATGGTGAGGCTAAGGTTGGTGGCGCTCGTGTATTCGATAGCACTACTGGTGGGAGCAACAAATTCCTACATAGGGTACTAGCCTTCACTGGACATGAGATTGAGTCTTTTGAGGAGATTTACATTAACGATGAGTTGGTTACTTTGGATGGCTCAGGTAATGTAACTTCTCCTAGTCGGTATGATGGCAAGGTACGTATCAATAAACACTTGGGTGCCACAGATCAAGCCGCAGATAGTGACCTAGTTTCTGAGGTAGACGAGTGGACTAACAACCACAGACTTAGAGGTATTGCTTATCTTTATGTACGTCTTAAGTATGATGCTGATGCCTTCCCTAACGGTGTACCTGAGATCACTGCTACTATCAAAGGTAAAAAGGTGTATGACCCTCGTGATGGTTCTACTGCTTGGTCTGCTAACCCTGCCCTTTGTCTGAGGGACTACCTTACTAACAGCACTTACGGTCTAGGCGAGGATGATGTCAATGTGGATGACGATAAGGTTTCTACGGCAGCTACCGTATGTGACCGCACTGACACACCAGACAGTAGCACTCGGTACACATGCAACGGTGCCTTCACTACAGCGTCTACCCCTTATGATAACCTGAGCAGCCTCCTAACCTCTATGGGCGGCTTACTGTGGTATGCTCAAGGTGAGTGGCGTATGAAGCCTGCCTACTGGACTGAACCTGCTCTCACACTTGATGAGAACGACCTCAGAGGTAGTGTGACGGTAAACACTAGGCATAGCCGCAGAGACAACTACAACACAGTTAAAGGGACGTTCAGAGGCTCTGAGAGCAACTGGCAGATCACAGATTACCCAGAGGTATCTAACTCTGCTTTCTTGTCTGCCGATAATGGTCAAGAGTCCTCTATTGACTTAGCCTTAGCGTTCACGGATACTTCTGTAGAAGCCCGTAGGATTGCTAACGTATCTCTTGAGCGTAACAGGCAGCAGCTTACTATTACGGCCTCTTTCGGTATGAGAGCTTTCCAGCTTCAGGTTGGAGATAACGTAAAGATTAACAACTCTCGTTTTGGTTGGACAGACAAAGAGTTTGAGGTTACTTCTTGGACCTTTGGTTTAGTTGATGAAGGTGATCTGCAAGTTCAGATGATACTCAGGGAAATCTCTGAGAGTGTCTTTGATGACGTAAGCGATGGTGTGGTTTATGAGAGAGACAACACTAGTCTCCTGTCACCTTTTGATGTTCCGGCTTTAGGTATCAATGCTGAGGCGGTAGCTCAAGTTCTAGCGGAAAAGCTAGTAAACACCCTTAACATTGAAACCACATCCTCTCAGTCTGAACGTGTTGACTTAGTTGAGGTTCAACTTAAGCTGTCCACAAGTACAACCTATGTCTCTGTAGGTACGGGAGAGCTTGGGTTGTTCTCTAGTATCGACCTTGAGAGGGGTGACTACGACATTAGAGCGAGGGCTATCAACACTTTCGGTATTAAGGGTGAGTGGGAGTACCTTCCAGATTTTGAGGTAGATGCTCTATCGGCTCCACCTGCTGATGTGACAGGTTTCCAGAAGCAACTTAGTGGCGGGACTATCTTCTTTAGTTGGGATGCTGTACCTGACCTTGACCTGTCTTACTATGTTATTCGGCATAACCCTAACACTTCTGGGGCTACTTGGTCAACCTCTAGTACGGTTATCGAAAAGGTTGCTAGACCCGCTACTACCTCTAGTCTACCTGCCCGTAGTGGTACGTTCTTAATCAGAGCATACGACAAAGGTGGGAACCCTAGCGAGAGTCCTACGTTGCTTGTGGTTCAGCCTACAGAGCTTCCTCCTCTGGGCACATCTCAAGAGCAAGTGGAAGACCCTACATTCTCTGGCTCTAAGACTAACGTGTCTGTGGATACCGCTCCTAACCCAGATGAGCTTATCATTACCAACTTGTCTGCGTCTAATCCCTCAGGGACTTACGAGTTCTCTAACTACATAGACACAGGTTCCTCTAGGACCGCTAGGGTTACTGGTGTCACAACCTTTAACCGTCATGCACCTACTGCTGGTACTTGGGATACTATCCCTCAGAACTGGGAGACATGGCCTAGCGATTGGGATCAGTGGGATGATGAGCAGGCTAACTTTGCGGACCACAGTGTAGTGGTTTATGTAGCAGCTACAGATGATGACCCTTCAGGCTCTCCTACTTGGGGTTCTTGGGAGTTAGCTAACGGTTCTGAAGTAGTTGGTCGGGCGTTTAAATTCAAAGCTGAACTAACCAGTAACAACACAAATGTATCGCCTAGTGTAGAGACACTTAAGGCAACAGTGGAGTATTAAACATGAGTCAACATGACTTCGATATTGCCAACCAGTCAGCTTCTAGTGCTAGGGCCGACATCAACAATGCCCTGAAGGCTCTCGCAAGTTTGTCTTCGGGGTCTACTGCCCCTAGCACCACCTACGCTAATATGCTGTGGTATGAGACTGACACTAACACCCTTAAGATGCGAGCGGAAGCTGATGATGCTTGGATTTCTATTGGCTACCTAGATCAGTCCACAGATACCTTTGCTTTGTTTGATAACACTAAGGTTGTCAACTCTGGTGGCACACAGACAGGTCTTCTAGGGGATCAATCTACTGCTGTATGGGAAGCTGGCACAGGGACTACAGAGAGCCTTGTGTCCCCTGCTAAGGTTAAGGCTGCTATTGAATCTTTGGCCCCAGAAGCTTCTAACTTGGAGGCGACAGACATGTCTTCGGTGTCTGCGGGAGACTTGGTATTAACCACTGTTAAAAGTCAAGAGGGAAACGCCACAAACGACGTTTTGGTAGCTCAAAGGTCTTGCACTTTAAGACTTAAGTTTGACGTTTTGTGTGAAACTAATAGGGATGCTCTTGTTAGAAAGAACGGGTCGGTTATCCAAACTTATACAACCTCAAACGACGGTAACAACAAAGAGTTGGACATATCTTTAGTTGCCGGAGATGTGTTAAGTTTGCAGACAGAAGAGGGGACTTCTGGGGGAAGCTTCACTCAGTCCTCTTTTGATGACATAACCGTTTGTGCAAACAAGAGGTCTTTCGTGTTTTACCCCGCTGCTTAAGGTGATTATAATGACATACAAACTAGGACAACGTAGCCTACAGAACCTCTCAGGTGTTCATCCTGATCTTGTTGCTGTAGTTAAGAGAGCAATCGAAATCACCGAGCAAGACTTTAGTGTTATCGAAGGTGTACGTAATATTGATCGTCAGAGGCAACTGGTTAAGTCTGGGGCTTCTCAGACGATGAACTCTAGGCACCTGACAGGACATGCGGTAGACATTGCGCCGTACCCTCTGTCGTGGGATTGGCCTAAGTTCTACCCTATTGCAGATGCTATGAAGAAGGCCGCAGAAGAACTTGAGGTAGACCTTGAGTGGGGTGGTGATTGGCGGTCTTTTAAAGATGGACCACACTGGCAACTCTCACGAAAGACATACCCATGAGCCAAGAAGATTTCAAGCGTAGAATATCACGTTTAGAGGAATCACATGAAACCCTTGAGGATAGCCTAAACCAACTGAACACTACTATAGCTCTGTTAAACCAGACAGTAGAGACTATGGCTAAGAGGGAAGAGAAACGACAGCAGTTTATGGACAGGACCATCTTGTTTGTTGTTGGCGGTATTATCTCGGCGTTTATAGCTTGGATTGTTAAAGGGGGTCTTGGTCAGTGAGGACACCTCGTATTAAGAACAACCTTAAATTCTTTGCTGCTGGTGTTATCTTGTCAGCTTTAGTTGCTACGGCTGTCTTTGAGATACTGTACCACCCAAGAGTAAAGAAGTCGCCTAGAGGGTACTGTCACACAGAAGATAGCCCTTACTATGTTCAGACGTTTAACTTTAATTCCTTCCCTAGTTTAAACTCTTGTTTGCAGTCGGGGGGAGTGGAACCTGAGAGGCTTTAAATGAAGACTTACAAAAGAGAGCTTGCATTAGTATTCTCTGGTATCCTTATCTGGGAGATTTATAATGGTAATGCGGAAATGGTTGAAATTATTGTGTGGCCGGTTATCTCTCTTATCGCTGCTGCTGCTGGTCTTCATATCTATGGCGGGATGCAGCAAGGGTCCACTAAGCCTTCTGACAGGGGGCGGTCCTAATGTAGCTGCTAATGTTCAGGTAGGTAAGACTAACAACCAAAATGTAGGTAGCAACACCACCTTAGCTCCTACGGTGTCCTTGAGACCTAAAGCTAGGGTAGACACTATCGACCAGAGTAATGAGACAGTAAACAACTACCAGCTACCTCTGTGGGTCTGGCTTGTAGGCATACTCTTGTTTATTGTTGGTTGGGTAACTGACACACCTTATACTTATATCAGGCGTTTTAAAAGACGTTAGAATCACAAAAGCCTCCCCTCGGGAATCCTTAAGTAGGAAACCTGAAGGGAGGCTTTTTTCGTTTAATCTTCTGAAACTACAAACTGTATAATGTCGAGCAAGTCCTTTGTGTCATCATAGCCGCCTACAGTTACCACGTTCCCATTGTTAGCCTCTAGCTGAACCAGAGGTACAGTCTTCTGTATTCCTAGTGTATAGTTCTTGAACACTGGACTACTGTCAATATCTCGGAACACATAAGGTATCTCTGCTGTATCTAGTTCCCCCTTTAGTTTCTGACAAGGGTTACACCAACTAGCTCCATATACTACTACTCTCATTTAATTAACCTCTTTATAAACACCTCTGAACAACCCTAACAATAACGGTAGTAAGAACTAACCCACTTACGGCAACTAGGATTGTTGTGGAAACGTCCATGAATCGCTTGTATGTTTTGCCCCTCATTTGTTTGATTCCTTTATAAGGTGTACCTCAAAGAATAAAGACATCACCCACCCTATAACACAACAAACCCTAACCGCTAATAGAAAGTCTACGTTGTGGAACACGGGATA